GGATGTAGTTCGTAAATAGTTATATCTCTACCTACAGGCCCTCCGGAACCTACTCCACCTCCGGAACCAGGGCAGATTGGAACGTTGCCTAATTTTGTAAGAGATGTAAATATAGTTACTCCACTAGTAGTTTTTAAGAATTCAGGAGCCGAACCATCCCAATAATATAAACCAGTATTACTACTGTTTAAATACACTTGATTTTTTTGCGGTTCATTTGGAGTGTAACCTTGTCCTTTTTTAGGATCACACGAATAAACTTTCCAGTACTTGTTACCTGCCCCTGTGTCTGTACCCCCTATTCCTCCCCCTGTATCAGGGCCTGTTCCTCCGCCTGTACCTGTTCCTCCTCCGGTATCAGTGCCTGTTCCCGTTCCTGTTCCTCCACCTGTACCTGTTCCTGCGCCTGTACCTGTTCCTGCGCCTGTACCTGTTCCTGCGCCTGTACCTGTTCCTCCTCCGGTATCAGTGCCTGTTCCCGTTCCTGTTCCTCCACCTGTACCTGTTCCTCCGCCTGTATTATCTTTAGGACATTCAGGACAAAGAGAATTAGTTCCAGATGCTCCCGTAGGTCCCGCAGGTCCTTGCGGTCCTATGGGGCCAATTCCGCCAGGTTGACCATTTTGTCCCGGCTGACCATTCTGTCCGGGTAATCCGTTAGTTCCATTCTGTCCATTAGCTCCGGGTTGTCCATTAGCTCCAGCAGGTCCACTAGGTCCGGCAGGTCCGGCAGGTCCATCTTTACCATCTTTACCGGCAGGTCCAGCAGCTCCGGCAGGTCCGCTACCTCCATCTATTCCATCTCTACCGTCTATACCATCTCTACCGTCTTTGCCATCTAAGCCAGGAATAGGTATGTTATTAACTATTGTTGATGGAACATTATTAATAATTGGAACCATAGGGTCAATAATGTTTCTTACTTTTTTTCTAACATCAAGTGTCCAAGATGAAGATAAGTCAACACAATTTCCGTTATTATCAGTGTTTATAAAATAGTACGTATAGTCTTCTAAAGGTCTTGCCCCAACTTCAGCAATTTTAACAAAGGTTCCTAATGGATAAGCGGATAATTCAGAAAAATCTACTCGTTCAATAGATACTACGTCGTTATATGTTTTATTTCTTTCAAACATCATAACTTCTAATGTCTCATTATTTGGCAAAAGACATACCGAGATATCTGTTAATGCTTGATTATTAACTCCAATAAAATAGTTAAAATTTGCATCAATTATCTTAGAAAGTATAAAGTCAGAAACGATAACTTTTTCAGGTCTTATAAAATAATATCCAGGGTCTACAGATAAGGTAGTCCCTTGTAATTTGTAACTTATTGGAACATATTTTATTCCTTTAAGATTTACTTTTAATTTTGGTTTATTGGCTTTTTTTATATCTTCAGTGGAATATCTATTTTTATTTTGTCCCTCTATTTCAGGCAATCTTTCATTTATTGTTCCGAAGATGACTTTTTCTACATTTCCCTCGTACCTTCTAACAATTTTATAATTCACATAATCATCGTTTTCACTAGATGTACTAATTTCATTTTTCGGGACGGGAAGAGATATTTCTAATTTATTATTTACATCTAATGCATCTCCAATTTTTATTAATTCTTTGGACTCTTCCGTAGTAAATCTTCCGGACATGTATTTTCCATACTCATCCACATGATATTGACCTTTATATATGTCTCCATTTAAATAAGTAAAATTTCCAGTAGATAAGTTAGGACCTGATCTTTTATTGTTTGGATCTGATAATCTATGTATATTTATGATATTATTCTCTTCCACTATTTACTAACTTTAAAATATATAGAATCATCAATTGTTTTTTCAATGTCTCCTCCATCCATCTTCACTTTAATTAGAACTTTATAATATCGATTAGGAAGGAATGTATTAAAATCTAATTTGAAATAATTTCCTTTATTGTCACAACTTATTACATTTCTATCATCAAATGGAACAACATACATAGATGTTTGTTCATCTTGTATTGCATAATAAGAAGATGTTGGTAATCTTTTACTTAACATGTAATTTGATGATGTAGAATATGTCTTAACTGGGATTCTATCTCTTACTAAAAATCTAAACTTTGTTTTATCTGTTGGGTAATAAGATGCTTTTTTATTTTTGAAATGTAGAATGAAATCTTCGTTTGGTACTTGAGAGAATGATGAAGTTCCTGAGAAGTCTGCATCATTCCATACAATATCTAATCTTGGAATGAATATAGTTTGAGTTTCCCTGCTGAAAAATTTAACAGATCCCATTACTTCACAACTTTTTTCATCGCTGTCACTTCTTTTTAAGATAAGACCATTATTCGGAATGGAGCCTGAAATCCATTTATGAACAATTCTAGTGATATCCATTCTTAAATCCGGACTTTCTTGGTCAAAAGATTGCGATGCTACGAAACCACTTTGATGATACCATGTACCCCCTCCTTTTTGTGTCACGTATGAGCCGGTAGTTCCTGCGACAAATGAACCGGAAGTCCACCGTTTACCTGTCATATTAAAAGAGCCATTTCTATAAGTCCATGAAACACCCTCTTTAATTTGAGGAGAAGAGTTGTAGTATCCTTTTCCTTGACTCCAAGATTCACTAACAGGGTATGCGTATAAAGAGTAAGTCAAAGCTAAATTATCGGCCTGTGCTGAAAATAAATTTAAATAGTATTTGCTTGACTTTCCAATAGTTCCATTCTGAATTAATTTATTTATTTCGTTAGAATCTATTTGGAGTAATATCCTAGAATTATAATTGTAATTATAGAAAATATCATTAGCATCTGCAACATTATGAGATATCTTTTCTAACTCTATTATTGAATCTAAACCTGAATTTAAATCAGGTTTCCCTTCATATATAGTGGCGTCTCTTATTGGATATACTGAATACTGCATTTTATGTTAAATTTACTACTCTTCCTAATATGTCTCTGTTCTTATACTTAACTTCAAAAATTGAAGGATCTAATGCGGGGTATAATATATTATTCCTAGTTGCTGTAGCTATATCATAGTAATTACCGGAATATCCTTCATCCTCCTTGTATTTATTATGTATATCAAATGCTAGTATATTTTTCACTCCCTGTACATCTTTGATTAAGCACATAACTTCACTTATATAAATAGGTTGACCTATCTGCATTTTATCATTAGAAAAGTAATCTCTAAGATTAGATAAGCATTGTAAAAGAACTTCATTTGAATTATATGTAGCGGATGTCAATATTTCGAAACTTATAGCTATGTTTATAATAAAGGCATCTCTTATATTTATAGCGTCAGTTAACATCCTGTATTGTAATAGATAATTTTTAAGATTCATTTTTACTGCCATATTTAAAGGGCTAAAGTTCTTATTATTATCGTATCCTAATAAATACAAATTAAGTGATAATGGATTTGGGATAAAATCAAATGTTCCATAAGCTCTAGTTTGGGCATCCCTTTCAATGTGAGCTTTAGCTACTGCTCCAAACTTAGGAGGAAGTGTGTAACATCTGACCATGTAGTCATCTTTTGTTACTGCTCTGTTCTGAGAAGCAAAGTGATTTATAGCTTCTTCTCTTAATGTTTCTATTGGTTTATCTGATATACCCCCTCTAGCTGGTTCCGGATTGTTTATGACAAGGGAACCTATAGATGCATTATATAAAGTCGAGTCTAAAGCACCTAAAGGAGTTAGTACGTTTATTGATGATATAGTAGTTATTGAGTTTGCTGAAACGTTATCCGGAATACCGCCTCCGATGGCGTATTGTACTGTAAGAGTGGTGTTAGAAGGAGCTGATCCGTAAGTTTTTGTGTATAAAAAATTTTCCGGGGATATACTTAAATCAACAACTCTTTCAAAATAATTTAATCCAGACCCTACATTAAAAGGATTAGGAACAATTTCTTCATCGACTTCACTGCTAACGCCACCTCCAAATTGTATTTCAGTTCTATCATCTAATCTAAGCCTAGTTACAAATCTTCTTTCTGTTTGTAAATAAGTTAATAAGTAAGGTGCAGAATCTCTGTATTGCGACAAATTTTGGTCGTTATGCGGTAAATTTTGTACAGGAATTGGTATGGTATCTTGAGCTAAATAAGGCACTTCATACCACTTATTTCCATCTGAATCTGTTACGCTTAATATTTCAAGAACATTATTTTCAGGTAAGGTGATTTTATCATAAGGTTTAGGTGCTGCAAAACTAAACTGTCTTGATAAAATAGTTCCAGATACTGCTTTTACTTTTTTCCTAAATAGATAATTTTCTACTTCTCCTGCATTATCAATAGAATAAACAGATATTTCGGTAGGGTCTAAAGAAGAACTGTACCTAAAATCGACAGATTCAATTGTTCTAAATGTTATATTTTCTCCACTTGTAGCTACTAAACTAGAATCTATAGATAAAGCATACTTGAAATCAGGTTTGTTATTAGGTCCATTTCCGGTAGAAGGAACTACTTGATAGATATCTAAATCTACTGATGCTCCTGTTATTAAAGATGGCTTAAATCCTAAAGAGTTAGCAATATTGTATAAATTTATTTTTTCTTGTACAGTGGATAATAATGATTCTCTTAACTGAATATCAGTGTAAAATGATAGAACATCTCCTACATAAGAAGCTAGTTCTATAAACATCATACCTGGAGAGGCTTCATTAAAATCATTATATGTATCAGGAAAGTAATTTTTAGAAAAATCTATTAAAGATTGTCTGAATTCTCCAAAATCTTTATTTACATATTTTACATCCTTACTAATTAAATTACTTCTTTTACTCATTTTTATAATATTTCAGCGGCTAAATCATTACCCGAATTATAGATTACTACTGTTCTATTGGCGCCTCGTTCTGTAACAGAAAATGTTATTCTCACATTAACTGAATTTTCTTGCTCTGAATACCCGTAGTTTTGATTACCTCCAATACCTACACTTAAATCTTTAAGAACTATATAAGGAAGCCAAAATCCTATATCTTCCTCTAGTGAAGACTCTAAAAAACCTCTATTAAACGAACTGTTTTGCTCAAAAACAAAATCTCTGAGAATTGTTCCAAAATTAGGTTGCATATATCGCTCACTTTTTCTAGTCATTAGTAAATTTATTAAATTACTAATTGCTTGCTCTTCGGTAGTGTAGGATAGTTTGAAAGGTCCTACATCTCTTGATGGTTTTTTGTTGTAAGCTTCTAAAGCACTTTTAACAAATGTATTTCTATTAAAAGGTAATAAAATTCCAACGGCTTTGTCTAATTTCGTATCAGGTGGATATGCCTTGTATATTATTCTAGCCATTATTTTATTTTTTCTGCTTTTTTCAATATCGGTGTATAATTTCTAGAAAGTAATTTACTCATTAGATTACCTCCTTCTGATGAAGGTAATACAACTTTTCCATCCATATCAACTAAAGGTTCGTGTAAATAGTTAGATATACTCATATTTTCAGTAGTTACTGAAGGACCATAATCCATATCCGAACTGTTAAAAGGCGTAGTTCCTGATAGAAGAGAGTCTAAAGAACTATTAGATTTAATTGGTCTTTGTTCTCTAGTATAAGTATTTTCTACTACCTTGCTTGTATTTTTACTATTTAAATTATTAAATTCTTCTCTAATTATAGATTTTATCTCCTTCTTTAATTCTTGAGATATTTCTTTTACTAAGTATTTTATAAGTGAATTCTTGTCCATGTTTATAATAAATATTTAAACTGCATAATAAATTTAAAAATTAATCTCTACTATTTTATTTA